AAATTCCAATGCAACTGTAAATGATTGCACTGATTAAACTGATGACTTGAAGCACAGGAGTGACATCCTGCAAGCTGATTAGCAGTGCTATGAATGTCAATCCTATTGTTCTCAAATCTTCCAAACCTTATGGTTTTGTAGGTTTTGTATCTGGAAAATCATCTGTTGTTGTCCAGTCTCTTAATTCTTGTCTATATGTTATCCAAGCTGCGTGATTAGGGTAATCAGTTGTGGGAACAATAAAATCAGTTCCTTCTAATTCTAAATCTCTCCATTCTCTTGCCTCAGCTTCAAGTTCTTCAGTAGTTTTTACTGGGTGACTCCATCCGTCATCTTCATTCCATAAATCACCAATGTCAAATCCTTCTGCTCCTACTGCCCAAACTCCACCAAATCCATTAATGTTTAATTGTTTAGATTCTGCTACTCCGCCTTTAATTCTATAATACATTTTTTCTTTTTTTTAATAAAATAACAATATTGCTCCATCGGCTGCTCTAACACCAGAATTATAAGAACCCCAACCAAAACCATCTCCATTAGAAGCTATAACGCCGCCTGCACCACCTTCATTATGCTGACCACCCCCTAAAGAATAGCCATTCACACCACTCCAAGCGGAAGCTGCTCTTGTTGAAGTTCCAAAAGCACCCCAACCGCCTGGCATACCATCAGCGCTTGTTAAAGTTAAACCTCCCGTAATTGTGCTAGCTGGACCAGCCGAGTTAGTTCCAGTAACTGCTCCTGGAGTTATTACTAAATCAGTTGAAGCATTACTTATTATGGTTGTGCCTTGTAAAATATTACCTCCTGCTCCACCTTTTTCTGTACTAGCATTATTTGAATTCCCCGCTCCAACCAGAAAATAACCAAGACTATCACCATTTTCTAAGCCTAAATCAGTTGCAGGGTTTACTATTAAATCTGGTGCTAATACTTGAAAAGTACCTCCATTAGATATACCAGCGGTTAAAGAGGGAGTAAAAGTTATTGTAAAAGGGACTCCATAATTTCCGTGTGAGGTACTCGCTGTTATTGTGTGTGTGGTACCGTTATTTACAAAAGTATGATTTACCCAAGCATCAGTATCTCCTTGAGTTGCACTAGAATCTAAATAATATACAGAGCCAGAAGTTCCACTTATACTTCCATTGGCTGTAAATGCAATATTATGCGGTGCTCTTTTATGCGTTGCATCATCTAATGCCCTAAAAGTTGAATACTTATTCATCTTAGTGAAACCACCACCGCCACCTGCTACGGGAAAAAAACTTGAAAAATTTGCCATTTTATTTTTATTTAATTATTTATTTTATGCTGCTGTTCCTTCCACTCCGATTAATACCCATCCTTGTGCTGAACCCGAGTAGATCAGTTCAAAACCACTATTTAATTTATCAAGTGTCAAGTCTGCTGCTGCTCCCATTATGTTTTCACTATTTCTTGCAACAATACAAGTTGCTACTCCTGATCTATTACTAACTTTTACATAGTCTCCTGCACTAGGAGATGCAGGAAGTGTTAATGTTAAATCTGCAGTCAAAACATACAAGTTTCCACTTGATGCGGTTGTATCTACTGCGATCACGCTTACACCAATTCCTGCCCCATCTACGTAATCTTTTACTGCAGCACTTGTTGGAAGTGTTGTGTCATTGTCATTTGATCCTATGCCTTCAGATTCAGTTACTATAGCAGCATCAGCAATCTTTGCAATTGTTACTGCATCATCTGCAATAGTCAATGCAGTTGCTCCTGTCACATCTCCTGTGTGAGTAGCATTTGTGACTTTTGCAGTATTTGCTGCAATTTCAGTGTTGATTGAGTTTGCTAGTTTGTCAGCAGTGACAGCATCATCAGCCAGGTTTGATGTGCCTACAGCTCCTGCTGTTGTTGCTAGTTTACCAGCCAGAGAGGTTGTCATAGTTCCTGCAAAGTCTGCATCATCATTTAGTGAAGCAGCAAGCTCATTCAGCGTATCTAGAGCAGCAGGAGCTGCATCAATTGCATTTGCCACAGCAGTGTCTGCATAGGCAGTTGTCGCTATTTTTGTGGAATTATCTCCAGCAGTCTGTGTTGTTGTAGTTGGATTCCCTCCTAAAGCAACATCATCTGCAATTCTAGCAGAAGTCACAAAGTCATCTGCATAGATTTCAGCAAAATTGTTTTTTGCTTTTGTCATAGCAGCTCTTAGATTGTCTCCATCTCCAGAATTTGCTGCTGTGCCTGTATTTATCACCTCTAAGCTCATAGAATTAAATTAAAAAGTTGTTTGATCTGCAGTGTATATTGTTTGATCTGCAGTGATTGTTGTTAAATCTGCTGAAAGGATTCCTCCATCTGCATTAAATGGATAGATTGAACCCCATCCACTTGCTGCATTTGTGTCTCCCCACCAGCTTGTTGCATATATCTGTCCAAAACTCATAAAACCCAATCGATTTTGAATGATTCATAATTTGGACTCATGTCCTCATTGCTGTTTGAAAACCATTCTGGGAAGTTTGTAGAGGCATTAAATGCCATGTGATCTAGAAACCTCTCTGTGTAGCTCTCAGCTCTTTGTCTTTCTATTTGTACAAGATCCTTGATCTCTTCAGCAGAAGGCTCAGAAGCGTTCTCTGACGTATGTTTGAACACTCCTTTGTTTGAGATAGTGTAGGCTGCTGTCTTTAGAAACTCTGAAAGAGTCAAATGGATCAAAATTGGTTTCACAAAATTGTTGAGCAGATCCAGATAGGGATTTGACAGTGAGCTTCCAGCAATATCAGATGCTAGTTTGTTGTAAAGGTCAGTCCCTATGATCTCTCTGAGATATTGAGTCTGAGCCAGGTGCAAAGCAGGAACAAGCTTGTCACTGTCTATTGAGGAGTCTAGGATGGGACTCTTTCTGATTATATCGTTTTTGCTACAAAATAAAACTGTTGCCATATTAAACTGCTCTTCCTTTATTTGGTCGGTCTCCTGGAGGAGTTCCTTCTATTCCTTTTCTTTTTAGTCCTGGCACATTTGCCACTCTCTTGTCATTTTCTAGATCATCTGTGCTGCTAGGCTCTAGGAACTTTCCTTGAGTGTCTCTTTTTCTGAAAAAAATCATTCTCTTGAAAAAATGTCTGCAGTTAACACCTCCAGAATAGAGAAAAATGCTATAGTTGTCAGATCCTCCTTTTCCTAGTCCTGGATTTGGATCTAGTGCTGACAGTGCATCAATATCTTCTAGCCTATAAAGTAGTCCATGCTTTGTGCCTGCATTTCTTGACATCATCTCAACACAAAACTTTCTTTGTGGATTAGGATTTCCAGCATAGACATATCTCAGTTTGTAAAGACCTTTGTCCTCTTTGCTTTTAGTGTCTCCATCTGCAGTGTTTGCAAACATGTCTATTTTCGACAAACTGTACTCATGCTGTGGATCTGTGACTGCTGTCTCTTCTATCAGTTCCCACTCATCAGAAATGTCCTCTCCATACTGTGACAGCTTTTCTATGATTAAACTTTCATGCTCTACACTTAGATCTGGTTTCTGACTTGACAACTGCTGTCCTGTTTCCTCTTCAACTTGCTCCTTTGTCACAGCATTGTCTGTATCTGTGAACTCTATTGGAGTCAGTGTCTGCACATAAAGATTCAAAGAGATGCCATTTACTCCTAGGATGTCATCAACTGCATCTATGATGTCATTTTGATAGGGTTTGATCACCAGATTTTCAAACAGATTGTGTGCATTCTGGATCTCTTCTGCATTGTTTCCAAGTGAGTTCCCTGTGTCTCTGATTCCTACTAGAAGAGGTGATGTGATTCTGTGTCCTATCATGAGCTTCCTGGAACACTCCTCAGAGATGTACTGATAGACTTCTGCAGAGTTTGGGGGGTTAATGTCCTCAATGGTTGTTTTGTTCTCTACAGAGTCGCTAAATGAGACAATCACTTTCTCTCCATGTACTCCTGTGAGCTTGTCTGTGATCTCTTGTTTGATTTTTCTCATGCCCTCCACTGATGGAGATCCATTTGCAAATGAAACTAGCTTTGATCCAGAAAAAGAGTTCTCAACCTCATTGACCAGGAACTCAGAAATTGAGCATTCTAGCTTTCCATAGTTTAAAGAGCCGATGTAGTCTGGCACTGAATAATAGTGCATTGATGGAATGTGCCTTCTAATGATATAGATTTCATTTTTTGCACCAGATCCAAACACAGGAATCCTGGTCAGATTGTCTCCATCTTTGTAGTCTTTCCATTTTGGATGATAATAGTAGGCATTTATTGCTCCTTTGTCATCACACTTCTCTGCTCTTAGTGTCTCTCTATTGAAATGTGATACTTTGACCACTTTTTTCTGTAAGTAGCTCACCTGGATAGCAGCTTCTCCCAGGAGCTTGTAGTCAAGTGCTATTTTCTTGAGGTCTTTAGCTTTGAATAGTGATTTGAACTGAGCGAACTCATCTGGCTTCCTGGAAGCATTGTGAGCATGCAACCCCTTGCCCACGATTTGATTGACAATTCCTGTGATTGTGCTGTGTGATGTCGGACTGTTTAGATAGACATCTATAAGCTCATCATAGAAAAGATTGTTTGTGCCAAAAGCTACAAAATCCTTCTTTGCATCCTCTATGACTTCTGGAGTCTGATAGGCTTCTAATTGTATTACTTCCAGGCTATTCATAAACTAGATAGTCATTTGTCGAGCTTGTTTCAAAAGTGAATTGTCCTGTGTTGACTGAATAGCTAGAAGCTGTCTGATCTGTCACAAAGAGCTTTTCTCTGTAGATCACTTTTGATGTTGCTGTGTCTGTTATTTTTAAAATGTAGCTCATGTCTTTGTTTGCATCAAAGCCAAATGTTGCTGTGTGTGTTCTATAGTAGTCAACCTCAGCAAAGCTTGTTGCTGTAGCATTGTAGGTCTCTGTGTTGTTTGTCTCATTTGTGATTTGCACCCTGTAGGTAGTTGATCCTGTTGAGTCATAGCTCCTAGGGACAAAGTTGATTGTGTGAGAAGATGATGATCTGTCCAGGATTGTCATTTGCTTGTTTTGTAAATAGCTTTGTCTGTTTTTATTCTACCTATAGTCTCCAGAACTTCAACTCCAGAGTCACCGATCTCTTTTTTCAGTTGTGCTTTGCTGATCTCAGAAAACTCTGAACTGTCAAAAGGCTTTTTAAATGCCTTAAATGTTTTTGTCTTTTTTGCCATTGTGTTTGTTTTTATGTGTTTGAAGGGGAGGTCTTAAATAGAACACTCCCCAAACAAAACACAAAGAGAATTTTTAGCTGTTTGTTCCTACAGTAATTGTCTCAGTAAATGAAGTCCAGCCAGCAGTTGGATTTGCTGCTGTTGCTCCATCAACAAAGTTTGGAGGAAGAGGCTCTTCAGATGTAAATTCCATCACATACTGAGAAGCATCTCCCATTGCACCTCCTGTCTGCATTGAAGCAGAAGTCAGTTCACATCCATGGTCTTTGCCTAACAAAAAGAAATTGCCATTTCTGTCCTCAACTATTATTGCAAGTCTTTGGTAAGAAAGGAGCTTCAATTCTTTTTGATCTTCCTTAGTTAATTTTGGGAGAGAAAGGGACAAAACAGTGGAGAAAAACGAAGTGCCATTGTCTCTTGACACATTCGCTGTTGTCTCCATAGTATTGCCAGATCCTTTGAGGTCATATTGAAAAAGCGTTCCTGTGCCAGCAGCATCAGTTGCCTCATCATCACTTCCCAGAGTCACAGTTCCTAAATCTCCAAAATCCATCAACCAGGCAGCTTTTAAACCTCCGATTTGATCCTTGCAATTTATTGCACGACCTTTTGAAATATCACATGCCATTTGTTATTGGTTTTTAGTTAATTAGAAATTATGTATAGTAAACGATCTCTGCAGCATTTGCAATGTTTACTCCTTGAGACCCTCTCAAGATCACTCTTGTATTCTGAGAACCATCAAATTTGCTCATGTCGATCACAGAAGCTTGATTGTTTTCAGAGAATAAAGCAGTTGAGAAAATCAAGTTGCTTGCTCTTGTACAAATCATGTCATTTGTTGGCATCCCTGGTGCATGAAAAACTTTCACTCCCTCGAAGAAGAGTTCTTGTTGTCCTCTGTACCATGTAGCTCCTTTGTCCTCATAACCAGCAGCACCTAATCCAGAAGCACCGAAGCCTCCTAAACTTGACACAAATGACTTAAAAATGTGAGTTGAAACATATAGATAAAGGTCATCTGCTCCATAGATAGTGTTTGGAATTGCTGAGATTACTTTGCCCATTTCAGTAGGTGCATTTGCAGCACTCACAGTTGTTCCTGTCACATCAACTACATCAGAGTCAGCAGCAGCTAGAACAGTGATTCCATCTGTTTGACCTTCTGTAGCATTTGCTCCTTGCCAAAAGTTTGTTTCCATGTTTGCAGCTACTTTGTCAACTACATGCTGAAGGATGAAGTCTCCTAGATCCTTTGCAATTCCAGACTTGATGCCTTTCATTTGTAAAGACTCCCAAGTTGTGCGATAGTTTTTAGCACAAAGCTGTAAGTTCACCTGGAACTCTTCTGGCTGAAGAACCAATTCTGTGGTTTCT